AACGTATGGCGGCCAACGAGGCGGCCGGGATGTCTCGGGACGAGGCTTTGCAGTCGGCTGTTGACACGGTCGCGTCGAGTGTTGGCTCCAACCGGGCCGAGCTTTTGCAGACGATTGGCCAGACTGAGCAGTCGCTTTCCGACCGTATCGGGTCTGTCCAGACCCAGTTTGGGGAGCAGCTTTCGGGAGTTGAGGCGGCCATTTCGGAACGTATGGCGGCCAACGAGGCGGCCGGGATGTCTCGGGACGAGGCTTTGCAGTCGGCTGTTGACACGGTCGCGTCGAGTGTTGGCTCCAACCGGGCCGAGCTTTTGCAGACGATTGGCCAGACTGAACAGTCACTGACCGCACGCATCACACAAGCTCAGGCGGACACCGAAACGGCACTTGGCGAGCTCGGTGGTCAGTTTACCGAGCAGCTGGGGGCCTCCGAACGCCGCACAGGGGAGCAGCTTTCGGCTGTTGAGCAGGCGATTTCTGAGCGAATGGCAGCCAATGAGGCGGCCGGGATGTCTCGAAGCGAGGCCTTGCAGTCGGCTGTTGACTCTGTCGCATCGAGTGTTGGCCAGACCCGTAACGAACTTTTGGGGTCTATTGGTCAGACGGAGGCAACGCTTTCTGGCCGGATTGCAGACGTTCAGCGGCAGTTTGGGGAACAGTTGGGCGAGACGGAGACGCGTCTTGGCCAGAACCTGACGGCTGTTGAGCAGGCGATTTCTGAGCGAATGGCAGCCAATGAGGCGGCCGGGATGTCTCGGGATCAGGCCTTGCAGTCGGCTGTCGACACTGTCGCGTCGAGTGTTGGGACGACGCGTGACCAACTCTTGGGGGCAATCGGCCAGACCGAGCAGTCCCTGATCGGCCGAATCGGCTCCGCACAGGAGCAGTTTGGACAGCAGCTTTCGGCGGTGGAGCAGGCGATCAACGAGCGTGTAGCAGCCAATGAAGCTGCCGGGATGTCTCGGGACGAGGCTTTGCGGTCGGCCGTAGACTCTGTCGCGTCCAGTGTTGGAACGACGCGCGACCAACTCCTGACCTCCATCGGCCAGACCGAGCAGTCCTTGATCGGCCGGATCGGCGATGTTCAAACCGAGTTCGGCGGCCGGTTGACGGGTCTTGAGCAGAACATCATGGACCGAGTTTCGCAGCTCGAGGACTCCGGCATGAGCCGCGCCGACGCCCTGCAATCGGCTGTTGATGCGGTTGCTGGAGACCTTGGCACCACCAGAACAGGTATCCTGAGCCAGCTGGACCAGACCAGATCGGACATCCTCGGCGAGATCAGAACAAGCACAGGGACGCTGCAGACGGGCATCAGTGACGTTTCTGGCCGGGTGTCCGAGCTTGAGCGCTTCCAAGAGCTGCTCCGTCGTCAAGGTGAGTTTGACGCCGGGTATAGTGGCACGGCGGTCGACTCGACGCGCCCCGGAACCACCACGGGTGCTGGTGCTGGTGCTGGTGCTGGTGCTGGCGCAACTCCGGGTGCTGGCACCACCACTCCGCCAACCACCACGGGCCCGTCGTCCTGCCCTCCGGGCTACCGCTTGGTCACGTATCCGAACGGAACCACAGCCTGCGTCCCGCAGACTTCGGCGACAAAGGTCCGCCCTGTCGTGGCTCCCTACTATCAACCTGTTGGCGTCGGCTCACTTATGGGTTATCAACCATTTGTTCCCGGCGCACAACCTGCCCCGGGTCCGGGGTCCGCGCAGCAACCGCAACAGAGGCCTACGCAAACACAGCAGCAGTGAGTGAATGAGCCTAGAGACATTACCAGAAGCCGCCCTAAAAGAGCTGCTTATGCTCACGGAGGCGAAGAAGAGGCTGGACCTGCGCGAAAAAGCGCAGGATAGCTTCATGTCTTTCGCCCACCACGTCTACGAGAATTTCATCGAGGGGCGGCACCACCGGATCATCGCTGAAAAGCTCGAGCGCGTGGCGCGCGGGGAACTGAAGCGGCTGATCATCAACATGCCGCCTCGTCACTCGAAGTCGGAGTTTGCCTCGTTCCTGATGCCTGCGTGGTTCTTGGGCCGAAACTCGAAGCTCAAGATCATTCAGGCCACGCACAACACGGAACTCGCTGTCCGCTTCGGCCGCAAGGTCCGAGACCTGATCGACGACCCCAAGTACAAAGAGATTTTCCCGAAGACCAACCTGAAGGAAGACTCGAAGTCCGCGGGCCGATGGCAGACGGACCAGCTCGGCGAATACTTCGCTGCCGGTGTTGGCGCGGCTGTCACCGGCCGGGGCGCTGACCTGTTCATCATCGACGATCCGCACTCGGAACAGGACGCCTTGTCCGACACGGCGTTTGACCACGCCTATGAGTGGTACACCTCTGGCCCCCGCCAGCGTCTTCAGCCCGGCGGTGCGATCATCGTCGTTATGACGCGCTGGGGAAAGCGTGACCTGACCGGTCGTCTGCTTCAAGCGCAGGGCTCGGACGTCATGTCGGACCAGTGGGAGGTTGTGGAGTTCCCTGCCCTCATGCCGTCGGGAGAGCCCCTCTGGCCGGAGTTTTGGGACAAGAACGCGCTTCTGTCCATCAAGGCGTCGCTCCCGCTGGCCAAGTGGTCGGCGCAGTGGCAGCAGCAGCCGACAACCTCCGACGCGGGGATCATCCGCAAGGAGTGGTGGCGGATGTGGCAGCAGGAGGAAGTGCCGCGGCTCGACTACATCTTGCAGGCCTACGACACCGCGTTCTCAAAGAAGGAGAGCGCCGACTATTCGGCGATCACGACGTGGGGCATCTTCAAGCCTGAGATCGACGGCCCGGATCACATCATCCTGCTCGACGCCCAGCGCGGCCGATGGAGCTTTCCGGAGCTGAAGCAGATCGCTTTTGACGAGCACGAGTACTGGAATCCTGACATGGTTCTGGTCGAAGCTAAGGCCACCGGCCAGCCGCTCATCGACGAGTTGCGTCTGAAAAACATCCCTGCCGTCGGGTTCTCCCCGGGCGGCCGGGGCGGGGGACGAGACAAGGTGAGCCGGATGCACATGGTTGCTCCGCTCTTTGAGGCAGGCTTCGTGTGGGCCCCCGAGGACAAAGCCTTCACCGAAGACGTGGTCGAAGAAGTCACCTCTTTTCCGAATGGTGATCACGACGACTTCTGTGATAGTATGACGCTGGCCCTTATGCGTTTCCGTCAGGGCGGTTTTGTGGCATTAGATGGCGAAGAAGCCGGGGATGACTTCATCCCACGCAAACGGGAGTACTACTAATGGCTGTTGCACCGCGCATGGCTGGTTCTTTGACCGATGGCGGATTCATGCAAGGGGGCATGAATGAAGAACTTCCGCAGGCCGAGATATCGCTCCCTGCGCTCAACGACTTCTCGGGTGGCGCAATCGTCACCCAAGAGGCGGACGGTGGAGCGACCGTTCAAGCCATCGCCGAAGCACTTGCCGCCTTAGAAGAGGAAGTGGTCATCGCGCACGATGCGAACTTAGCCGAGTACTTGGAGGACTCGTACCTAAGGGAGATCGCTTCTGACCTTCTGGCCTCGTACGAGGACGACCTCCAGTCCCGTTCGGACTGGGAGGAAACCTATACCAAGGGTCTTGACCTGCTCGGGGTGAAGACGGTCGAGCGCACGGAGCCCTTCCAAGGCGCATCCAGTGTAACCCACCCCATGATTGCCGAGTCTGTCACACAGTTTCAGGCGCAGGCCTACAAGGAACTCCTGCCCGCGGGAGGCCCTGTCAAGGCCTCGGTTATGGGCCTTCAGGACCCTGAGCGCGAGGCACAAGCCAGCCGCGTCAAGGACTTCATGAACTACGAGATCACCGAGGTCATGGAAGAGTATGACCCGGATATGGATCAGCTGCTGTTCTATCTGCCCCTCTCCGGCTCTTGCTTCAAGAAGGTCTACTGGGATGTCGCCATGCAGCGCCCGGTGTCCAAGTTTGTCCCGGCGCAGGACATCGTCGTCCCGTACTCGGCAACGGACCTAAACACGACCCCGCGCGTGACCCACGTCCTCCGGATGGACAAGAATGACATCCGCAAGATGCAGGTGTCTGGGACGTACCGTGACGTGGAGCTCTCGCTCTACGACGGCGAGTTGGACCCTGTTCGCGAAAAGGTGGACGAACTCCAAGGGACTTCGCGATCCCATCAGGAAGACACCTACACGCTTCTCGAGATGCACGTGAACCTCGATCTCGAGGGCTTTGAAGACCTCGATCCGGAGGGTAACCCCACCGGAATCCAGCTGCCCTACATCGTTACGCTAGACAAGGGCTCGTCTCGGATTTTGTCGCTTCGCCGGAACTTTGAGGAAAACACCGAGCTTGCCAAGAAGCTCCAGTACTTTGTGCACTACAAGTTCATGCCGGGTCTGGGCTTCTACGGCTTCGGTCTGGTGCACATGCTTGGCGGCCTCGGCCGGGCGGCGACGTCCATCCTTCGCCAGCTCATTGATGCTGGCACCCTCGCCAACCTCCCGGCCGGTTTCAAGGCCCGGGGCATCCGCGTCCGCAACAGCGACGAGCCAATCCAGCCGGGCGAGTTTCGGGACATCGACGCTCCCGGCGGCGACATCCGCAACTCGATCATCCCGCTGCCGTACAAGGAGCCCAGTGCTACTTTGGCCACGCTGCTCGGCAGCCTGATCGACGGCGGCCGCCGGTTCATCTCACTGGCCGACGAAAAGACCAGCAGCATGAACCAAGAAGCGCCCGTCGGAACGACCGTCGCGCTTCTCGAGCGCGGCATGAAAGTCATGTCGGCGATCCACAAGCGCTTGCACTATGCGCAGCGTTGCGAGTTCAAAATCCTTGCCCGTATCTTCGCCGACAACCTGCCGCAGGAATACCCCTACGAGGTTGCGGGCGCTGAGCGGACGGTGTTTGCGGCCGACTTTGACGACCGGATCGACGTCGTTCCGGTAAGCGACCCCAACATCTTCTCGATGGCGCAGCGGGTCACTCTGGCCCAGACGCAGCTGCAGCTTGCCCAGTCTGCCCCGCAGATGCACAACCTGCATGCCGCGTATCGTCGGATGTATCAGGCGCTTGAGGTTCAGAACATCGACGAAGTTCTGCCACCGCCTCCGCAGCCGCAGCCCGTGGACCCGGTCACAGAGAACGCCCGCATCTTGATGGGCGAACTGGCGCAGGCCTTTCCGCAGCAGGATCATGACGCACACATCGAGGTCCACTTGGCGTTTATGAAGGCCCCCTTGGTCGCCACTTCGCCCTCGGCGATGGGCGTGTTCTATGCGCACCTCATGGAGCACCTCGGCCTCAAGGCTCGGATGAACGTCCAAGCCCAGATCGTTCAGGCTGTCGAAGCCGCTCAGGCCCGCGTTGACCGCGGAGAGGCCCCGCAGCAGACCATGGATGCCGCACTGCAGCAACTGCAGGCGGGCATGCAGGACCCGTCGCAGATGGACCGTCTTGTCGCGCACCGGCAGCGTGAGCTTCTTGAAGAGCTGATGCCTCGTCTTATCCCTCAGGCCCAAGACCCGATGTCCGACCCTCTGGTTCTCATCCGCATGCGGGAACTGGAGCTCAAGCGTCAGTCCGAAGAGCGTAAGGCCGAGATGGATCAGGCGCAGATTATGCTTGACGTGGCGAACCAGAAGCAGCGCGCCGTCACGGATGCCGCCCGTCTCGACCTGCAGGAGCAGATCGCGGACGAGCGCAACGAGGTAAACCGCGAACGGATTGACGTACAGCGTCGAGCAAAGGGGATGTCGTGATGGCCAAGAAACCAGCACCTCCATCACCTCCGAAACCGAAGCCGACAATCACGACAGCCTTCAGTCGGATTGCACGGCCGCAGCGTTTCTCGGGTGTTTTCTGAAGTGACAGCCCGTCACTTTCATGCGATGAACAAGAAACTTATGCGGAGGTTCTTGCATGGATGTTGTTAGCCTGTCGAAAGCGCTGTATAAAGCTTTGAGAGAGCGGGAAAACGACCTCGTAGAGATGGTCGCTTCTGGCTCCCCGGGAAACTGGGAACAGTACCAGAGTATGGTTGGCGAGATACGGGGCCTCGTCTACGCCAGAGAAGAACTTAAAGCCCTGCTGGAGAGAAAGACCGAAGATGCCTTCGAAGCTATATCTTCCTGATCACGTCGTAGCACGGATCAACAAGGACAAGGCGGTCAGCGATACCGCGCCAGCCACGTCCCCCTACGTCAAGCCCGAGGAACGGGTCCTTGATCCGGGCCTCCTTGACAAACCTCTCCTTGACCGACTGCCGCAGCCCACGGGCTGGCGCATTCTCGTCATGCCGTACCGCGGCAAGGAGAAGACCGACGGGGGTCTAATCCTTCCCGATCAGGTCCGAGAGCGGGAGGCGCTGGCGACAGTCGTCGCCTACGTCATGCGACTTGGGCCGCTGGCTTACAAGGACCCCAACAAGTTTGGCGAAAACGCCGAGCCTTGGTGCCAAGAGGGCGAGTGGGTTTGCATCGGGCGTTATGCCGGATCGCGATTCAAAATCGATGGCGGGGAAGTCCGGATCATTAACGATGACGAGGTCATCGCCACGATCATCGAACCCGACGACATTCAACACGTGTGAGGGCGTTCATGAGCACCGAAAACGACGACGACAACATCGAGACAGAGATCATTGTCGAGACCGAGGCTCCCGAGAGCTCGGCCTCTTCTGGCTCAGGGCAAGAGTCGCGGGCCCCTGAGGGGGACGACGAACTCGAGTCTTATAGCAGCAAGGTCCAGTCTCGGATCAAGCGGCTGACCGAGAAGTACCGCAAGGAAGAGCGGGATCGCGAAGAGGCCACCCGTATGGCCCAGCGGCTGCTGCAGGAAAACCAGCAGCTCCGCAGCCGGGTTCAGGCCTTGGACACAGGCTATCTGTCTGAGTACGGCGCGCGTCTTGAGACGCA